CTTGCGGCTTACGCCGCGCCGCCCCCGAGCCACCGCAAATAGCGCGCGTAAAGATCGGCCGTTTCCGCGCCGCCATCGCGGTAGATGACGGACGCCAGGGAGCGGCCTTCGGCATGCGCGAGCCGGAACGCCATGTAACGGTATGGTTCGGGATAACGCGCGGTCTCGGCCGCTTCGAACAATGCATCGAATGCCGGCGATGGCTCGACCGGATCGAGCCGGTCGCGCTCATAGATCGCGGCACGCTCTGCGATGCGCCAACCGTCGTCGCGACGCTCGACACGGTCGAGAAAGCGCGAAAACGAGGTGAGGTCGGCCTCGACCGCGCCGAATTTCTGCCGCACGCGGATAATCACCGGCGTCTCGGCGACTGCGCGGTCCTTGTCCAGCTTAATCGCCGAAGTGAACAGGTGATGGCGCGACCAACCGCGGCTCGCGGCAAAACTGGCGCGGCAGCGCTCGACGAATTGATCGAACGGACCGCGAAACCACGACACTGAAATATGCCCGTCGGGCGTGAAAGTGCCGCGCAGCTCTTTCCACTTACCCTGGTCGCGATAGACACCCCAGGCGTGGATCAGTTCGGCGATCGCGGATTTATCGGCAAATTCCATTGGCTGCGCCTCGCCCAAAGCACCATAGGCTACAGGATGATCCCGAAAAAGCTTGCCCCGGACTTGATCCGGGGCGGAAGATATCCCGGAAGTATCCGCAAGGCCTTACGCTGTCAAACCGCCACATCTCGCGGCTTTGACGACAAAGGCGTTTTTCAAAAAGTGTCAAATCAGATTTCCGGCCCTGGACATTTCCCAAGGCGAAATGTCCTGGACATTCCCTGAAGCGAAATGTCCAGCCCTGCTTTCCGCTACAAACGAAAGGCCGCCCCGTTGGTGTCGGCGCGGCCCCGCTCCACCGCTACATTGTCACTGTGGATAATCCGTCGATGTGCTGCGGTACGCTGTGCTGAGATTGTGCTCCTGCTCGCCAAAACAATTCAACGCAAATATCCACCGGAGAGTGCGTTGCTGACAAATTCCGCCAAATGTCAAATCTCGTCAGGTTTCGTAATAGGAGATTTGTCGCATGGCCAAACCGCGAATACGTCGGGAACGGCTTACGATCGAAGTGAGCCCGGACGTTCGCCAGGAAATCGTGCAGTGGGCGGTTGCAGAAGAGCGGACCATCTCAAACCTGCTGCGCCATGTCCTGGGTGAGCTCATCGATCAGCGGCTGGCTGCAAAGCTAACCGCCGTCAATAGACCAATCCGGAAGCAGCTGACCGCGTAAAACTGAAAGCGCCGGCCCCGCAAGGAGCCGGCGCTGGCATTTCTGGGCCTTTGCAAGGACCCGCACCATCACTTCCCGGCCGTGACGCCGGGCAACAAGGAGAACGCCGTGGACATAAGACAAAACCATCAGCCACACAAGTCTGGCGACGTTGATGCCTTCCGGCCCGATTGGCGTCGGATCGAGCGGCGGCTTGTCGATTTCTTCCGCAGCAACGGCGTCGAGATCGAACACGATGGCGGCGAGAGCTACATCGTCGCCCGCGTGCGAATGGACATTAAGGACCCCGCCTACGAATGCACCGTCAAAAGGACGAAGCCCCGAGACTACCTGAACGCGGATTACATTTCGCTTAGCAAGCTCGTCCGCGCATTCGTGGAAGCGGTGTCATGAACAGTCGGATCATCCCCGGCGCCGACTGCACAGCGAGCCCGCGCGGAGCGAAGGCGCTTATCGTAGGTCCAACCGGCATCGGCAAGACGTCGCTGCTGCGAACGCTCGACCTCGCGACGACATTGTTCGTCGACATCGAGGCCGGCGACCTGGCGGTGCAGGATCTCGCCGTCGACACGTTTCGCCCGCGGACCTGGCCGCAGTGCCGCGACCTCGCGGTCATTCTGGCTGGCGCCAATCCCGCTGTGCCGGCCGACGCCGTGTACAGCGCCGGCCACTACGACGCCGCGATCGCCGAGCTCGGCAGTCCGAAGTCGTACAGCACGTTCTTCATCGATAGCCTGACCGCCGTCGGGCGGCTGTGTTTCGCCTGGGCGAGCCAGCAGCCGGAAGCGCTTTCGGAGCGCACCGGCAAGCGCGACTTGCGCGGCGCCTATGGTCTGCACGCCCGCGAGATGGTCGCGTGGCTCATGCACCTCCAGCAGGCGCGCGCCGTCAATGTCGTCTTTCTCGGGATCCTCGAGACCGTCACCGACGACTACAACCGCACCGAACATCGCCTCCAGCTCGAGGGTGCGCGCACCGGGCGCGAGCTCCCCGCCGTCGTCGATCAGGTCATCACATACCACTGGATTGATTTTGGCGACGGCGTGCTAACGCGCGCATTCATCTGCACGACGCCGAACCCTTGGCAGTTCCCGGCGAAAGACCGATCCGGCCGGCTCGAACAGATCGAGCAGCCGGACCTCGGCAAGCTACTCGCAAAACTCTCGACGAAATCTCCGGGCGGCGATTTCGTCGAGCTCGAAGCCGCCCAGTGAAAAGTGAAGGTGAAAAGTCATGGCATACGATTTCAATACCGCAAGCGAACAGCGCTCCTTCGACGTCATCCCCGATCGCACGGTCGCGGTGGTGCAGCTCAACATCCGTCCCGGCGATGCCGGCGAAGGCGGTCTCTTTAAGCGCTCCAAGAACGGTCAAGCCGAAGGTCTCGATTGCGAGCTGGTCATTGTCGGCGGCCCGCACAACAAACGGAAATTCTTCGAGTGGATGACGATAAGCGGCACAAGCGACAATCACGCCCAGGCCGCCGATATCAGCCACCGCAAATTACGCGCGATCATCGAGAGCGCCCGCGGTATCAAGCCGACGGATGTCTCCGAGGCGGCGAAGAAGGCGCGCATCGCCGAGTACGCAGAGTTCGACGGCATCCGTTTCCTCGCGCAGATCGGTGTCGAGCCGGCGAAGGATCAATACCGCGCCAAGAATTTCCTGGCGCAAGTCATCACGCCGGACCGCAAGGAATGGCAGCCGGTCGAGCAGGTCGCAAAGCCGGCGCCGACGGTCGCCACCACCACGAAGCCGTCGAAGGCGATCGAGAAGCCTGTGTGGGCCCAATGACGGCGCACAAGACCCGGGCGCGTCCGTCGCTGACCGCAATCGAGGATCTCTGGCAGCGCGAGGCAACGCGCGTTGCCATCGAGCAGGCCCGCGCCGTCGTTTCTGGCGGCGCGGTGCCGCAACTGACGCCGATCGGGCGGCTGTCCGATACCGAATGGGGCTGGGTCGTTGCCGCCGTGTTGTTCGGTTGGATCACCACACGCGCGCGCCAGGCCACCGACAACGGCGTCGGAGCGGACCGCTATATCCGCGAGACCGGTCTCGAGCCGGATCCGTGGGACATGGGCGCCATCGAGGCGATCCTGCCAGAGCTCAGCAACTCGAACACCGACTGGTCGAAGTCGCTCGCGGCGTTCTCGCGCGAGGAAATGATCGCGTTCCTCGGCGACGCCTACAACCTGATCGGCAAGGCCATGCTCGCGCGTGACCAGGGCGAACCGCTGGTTACACGCAAGGGTCCGCCCGGCACAGCAGGAGCGCCGGAAGCCGAAGCGAATTGGAACGACCCGCTGCCGTTCTAAGAGACTACGATGCCCGACTTCAATCGCACCGAATTGTCTGCCCTGCCCGTAAGCATCGCCATTAATGCGCTGCTCGAGGAAGGCGCGCGCGAGGTCGGAGAAACGCGCGGCTATCTCGGCGCGTCGTCGATCGGATCCGAGTGCTTGCGGCAGATCCAGTTCGATTGGATGTGCGACCAGCAGCATCCGTTGCAAACTCGCGATCGGTTTTCGCGTGGACACTTCCTGGAGCAGTTGTCCCGCGATCATTTCGCGCGGGCGCGATTTGAGTTTGCCGAACCGGACCGGCTCAAGTTCGAGGCGCTCGACGGCATGCTCAAAGGCCACGCCGACGGCATCTTCGTCGCCGGCCCCAAGATCGCCGACGTCGGCTATCCGGCGCTGTGGGAGCACAAAGGGCTCGGCAGCAAGGGGTTCAAGACGATCGAGCGCGACGGGCTGCGCCAGGCGTACCCGCAATACGCGGTTCAGGTCGTGCTGTACCAACACTTCCTCGGCGTCGACGCCAATCCGGCGATCGTCACCATCACCAACGCCGACAGTTGCGAGCGCCTGCACATCCTCGTGCCTTACGACGCCGAGTTTGCGCAAACCTGGATCCAGCGCGCCGAGATTGTCATTGCGGCAACGCGGGCCGGCGAGTTGCTGCCGCGGTTCACCGACGACCCAGAGCACTACCGCTGCCGCTTCTGCGGCCATCGCGCGAGGTGCTGGCGGACATGAATGTCGAGAAGATCCAGAAGCTGATCAGATTGCTGTCGTCGCCCAATGACGGCGAGGCGCTCGCCGCGGTGCACGCCTTGCAACGCGTCTTGCGGGAGGACGGCGCCGATATCCACGAACTGGCAGCACGCATCGAGGGCCTGTCGCAGGCCGAGATGAAAAAGCTTTATGACGCAGGCTTCCAGGAGGGCAAGAACGCTGCCGCGGCGGTCGATGCGGACTTCAGAAGTGTCGATCCACCTTCGTTCTACGAGATGGCTTGCGAGATCGAACACAAAGACGATGGCCGCTTGAACGCGAAGGAACAAGAATTCGTCGCCGACATGGTGCGCTGGTGCGCCCGGCGCGAGCCGTCAGAGAAACAAGCAAAGTGGTTGCATGCAATTTACTGCCGGATCGGACGACGCCGATGACGAAGCCGAATAGGATCGCCACTAATCTCGAAAACTTTCCGCTCGCGCTGGCCCCGCTGTGCCAGATTGCACATTGGGTGCTATGGCGCTGGGAGCTGCGCAAGGGAAAGAGCGGCAACGAGATTTGGACCAAGCCGCCCTATATGGCGGCGAACCCGCGGCGTAAGGCTAAGAACAACGACCCGGCGACCTGGTCGACGTACCAGACGGCAGCCGCAGCGGCGAAAGCCGCCGACGGCGTTGGCTTTGCCTTACTCGACACGCCGTTCGCCGCCGTCGATTTGGATCACTGCATCGATACCGACACTGGCGCGATCGATCCGTGGGCCAAAGACTGGGTCGACGCCGCGAACGGCGCTTATGTCGAAGTTACGCCGTCGGGGGAAGGTTTACGGATCATTGGGCTTGGCAGCGGCGACAAGCTGCATCGCAAGTGGAAAGTCGACGACGCGCGCGAAGGCGCCGCGATCGAGATTTATCGCGGATGCGAGCGTTACATCACAATCACCGGCGCGCAACTCGGCGAGTGCAAGAAACTGGCGCCGCTCGATCTGCTCGACAAGATCGCGGCACACTACGACGGCGACGGCAAGTCGACCGGCGGCAAGCGGTTCGACTTCAATTCAGTCGGCACCGGCACTGGCAACAGGTCGATCGACTACGACGAAATCATCCGCGGCGGCGCGCCGGCCGGCGCCGACGCCAGCGCCGTGTTTCATGCCGTCATCGGCCACCTCGCTGCCAAGAGCATGTCGATCGATGAAATCATCGAGACGCTGTCGCCCTGGCCGAACGGTATTGCCCGCCGCTATGCCGGCCGGTTGCGTCGTGAGGTCGAGCGCTCATTCGAGAAGTGGCAAAGCAAACGCAAGATCCACGTCGACGTCGGCGCCAACGCCTCCGAACCGGACGAACCGCTGTGCTGGGATGAGGTTGACAAGAACGGGAAGCCAAAGCCGACTTACGTCAACACGAAACGGGCAATTAATGCGCTTAACATCAGGTGCCAGTACGACGCATTCCACGATCGATTTTGCGTCGAAGGAAAGGTCATCAAGAAGGGCCGCAGCAATCTCGATCACATCGTTCGCGAAGTGCGCGACAAGATCCCCAAGGCATTCGGCTTCGACCCAGGCCCCGGGCACGTGCTCGACGCCATCATGCAGCTTGGTCTGAACAACGAATTCGACCCGGTGCTCGACTATCTGAACGCGCTCGAGTGGGACAGCACGCCGCGGCTCGAGCAGTGGCTGGTCGCGTACCTCGGCGCCGCCGATACCGAGCTCAACCGCGAGTTCGGCCGCCTGGCTCTGATCGCCGCCGTGCGACGCGTGCGGCGGCCCGGCACCAAGTTCGATCCGATCGTCGTGCTCGAAGGGCCGATGGGAACGCAGAAGTCGATGGCGATCGAGATCCTGGCCGGCAGTGAAAATTTCAGCGACCAGACCATCCTCGGTGTGCGCGACCGCGAGGCACAGGAGTTGCTCGCCGGTATCTGGCTGTTCGAGATCGCCGAGCTGTCGAACATCCGGCGCACCGAGGTCGAGCACATCAAGGCGTTCGCATCCCGCACCGCTGACCGGGCACGCCCGGCCTACGGGCGAACGCGCATCGATCAGCCGCGACGCTGCATCCTGTTCGCGACGACGAATAATGATCGGTACCTGAAGGAAGCCGACCGCCGGTTCTGGCCGATCAAGACGACGACAATCGACATCGACGCCTTGCGTCGTGACCGCGACCAGCTATGGGCCGAGGCTGCAACACAAGAACCAGGCGCGTCGATCGTACTGCGGCGCGAGCTATGGGATGCAGCGCGGGGCGAGCAGGAGGCACGGGAAGACAGCGACCCGTGGGACGACAAGCTGATCGATGTAACCGGCACCATCGAGCAAGGCGAAGAACGCGTCACTAGCGTTGACCTGCTGGAGATTGCGCTCGGTATTCATATCAGCCGACAGTACGACATCCACTTCAAGCGCCTTGGCCGCTGCATGCGACGGCTTGGCTGGGATGGACCAAAGAAGATGAAAATTGCTGGAAAACAAACGAAGGGATATGCGCGACCGGTACCACCGGTACCCACCAGTGCCCAAAGTTAGCCCCGAAAAATGGGCCTTGGTACCGGTGGTACCGGTGGTACTGGTTTCTCTCTAGAGGCTAATGAAATAAATGCTGGGGAGGAATTACAAATACCCCTTGGGTACCGGTACACCGGTACCCAGCGTGTGCCGTGCGTTGCGTCCAAGCCCGACACCGGCGATATTGCTTAAGCATGCCGAATAGTGTCGCATTCGCCGATAATACGCACCTCGCGCGCAATAAAACGCCGCCGCTGCGCATAACCAAGCGTGTTCGCGACGCCGTCGATATCATTGTTGAAACTGGCGCCGAATATCAACAGGCCGCCGCGCAAGTCGGATTGTCCACATACGCCCTACGCTTAGCGTTGGCTAAGCCCCATGTGCTCGCTTATCTGCGTGGCCAGTTGCAGGTCCTCCGTGGCGCCAGGGAGCCACGTACTTTTCATAGGCTGTGCGCGATCGCCGACGCTCAAGACAACATGCCGGCGGTTCAGGCCCTCCGGACCCTCCAACAGCTCGGCGACGAGCAAACAAACAAACCGAATGCGCCATTGCCAGGCGTGACAATCAGGATTGTCAATGTCGCACAGCCGCCGCCACCGATGGACATCAGGTCGGGCGCGCGGGTTATTGACGCCGGCGAGCCGGACTGAATGCAACATGCTTGCAACACGACGAATAAATGCAAGCGATAACAAGCGGCTACGATACCACGAGCAGATACGTCATCCGCTTCTAACCGCACCGGGCGCCCATGCGTGACCATTGGGCTGAGGGCTACCTAGCGGCCACTCGCCAAGCGCTTACCAGCGGCCACGGCTGAGTCATGGCGGGACATCCTAAGCGGCGACCATCCATTGAGCGCGATGGCGATCGAGCTCGGCGCCGGCGCCTTGGATCCGCATGGCGATGACCACCCCTCGATCGCCGCTGTGAGTGCCGGCGGGGGGAAAAATCGGTCGCGCGCGCGGCCTCCCTATTGGGCGGTCGCACATTTTGCCCCAGATCCATCGGGGCGGCTGGCGGGGTTATGGCCTGGCCTGAATTTGTTGGGGCCAAAATATTTGGGCTGGTGTTGCATGACTGAGGAGGTGCAATGCATCACTTCTGCCCGCTAAGGGCGCGCTCGGAAGGTGATCGCTGACCCTGCCGGATTTTGTTGTTGCCGCTGATTGACCCGCACCGATATTCTGGCCCGCAAATGCAACTTCCAAGGAGGCAATAATGTCACAGCTAGTTTGGGCGTCTGCTTTGCTCTGTCTCGCAACTATGTCAGTTCCTACCGTGGCACAGCAATCATGCGAAAAAAAATGCATGCAACGGTGTTCT